CATTAGTGACGAGTTCGCTTCTATTCCTCGCGATATCTTCGAGACTGTTGTGGCGGGTTTTGCTGCTGTAAGTTCAGACCCAATCGAGAATGTCAAAAGATTAGCCGCAGAGAAAAAAGCGAAACAACTAGGAGTTCAGATAGAAGATAAAGACGAAAACAAACTAGAAGAGAAAGACAATCAAATTATATTGTCCGGTACTGCTTACTATGATTTTAATCACTTTGCCACATACTGGAAGAGGTGGAAATCTATAATAAACAGTCAAGGAGACCATGTAAAGTTAAGAGAGGTTTTTGGAGGAGACGATGTTCCTTCAAACTTTGACTGGACGGAATACTCCATAATGAGAATTCCATACGAGTTATTGCCAGAAGGTTTTATGGATGCCTCACAGGTCGCTAGATCCAAGGCGACTGTACACGCTGGTATTTATCAGATGGAGTTTGGAGCCGTGTTTACGCGCGACTCAGAGGGCTTCTTTAAGAGATCCTTGATAGAATCATGCGTAGTGGACGATAAAGAGACAACAAAAGACTCTAAAGGTAAAGATATTATCTTTGAGGCAAAACTTATGGGCGATAAAAACAAAAAATATGTTTTTGGTGTTGACCCCGCTTCTGAAGTTGATAATTTTTCTATTATAGTAATAGAGATAAATCATGACCACAGACGAATAGTTAATTGCTGGACAACAAATAGATCAGAACATAAAGAGAAAGTCAAAAGAGGATACTCCACAGAAACTGATTTTTATTCATATTGCGCTAGAAAGATACGAGATCTCATGAGGTTGTTCCCATGCGTTCATATCGCGATGGACGCTCAAGGTGGAGGTATTGCAGTTATGGAGTCGTTACACGATAAAGACAAGATACAAGAAGGTGAGATAGAAATATGGCCGGTTATAGATGAAGATAAACCTAAAGACACAGACGACCAAAGAGGTTTACACATATTAGAGATGTGTCAATTTGCTAAGTACGACTGGTTAGCAGAAGCGAATCATGGGCTAAGGAAAGACCTAGAAGATCAAGTTATATTATTCCCTCGTTTTGACTCTGTTACTGTGGGTATATCTAATATAGATGATGGAATGAAGGGTAGAATGTACGACACGCTAGAGGAATGTGTTATGGACATAGAAGAGCTTAAAGATGAGCTTTCTATGATCCAGATGACTCAAACCGCATCCGGTAGGGATAGGTGGGACACTCCTGAAGTTATCGTGGCAGCGGGAAAGAAAAGCAAAATGAGAAAGGACAGATATTCTTCTTTAATAATGGCAAACATGGCTGCAAGGAGGATAGCAAGAACTCCCACTCCAGAGGAATACGAATTCTTTGGAGGATTTGCTGGCACAATACCTAAAGATTCAAAGCAAAAAAAAGATCAGAATCTATATAGTGGTCCTAGTTGGTTTTCGGATAACATGAAGGATATCTATTAATTTGTGTATAATACAATACCAATTGAAATGCATTCCAATTACCTTTAAAGGGTCAAAATGAACGAAGAACAATCTCTAATAACTTGGAACGATTCAGACACCTCTGGTAAATCTAAAGCTTTTGAGCAGTTCGCTGAAGCTGGAAAAGAATATGCAGGAGTAACAAAAGGTAGCCACTACAGAGACTTCAGAGATATAGAGGCTAATAGAAGTGTTAGACCCGGATTTACGAGTCAAGACTACCATGCTTTTAGGCCGGGAGAAAAGGTTCCGCACAAGCAAAAGCGCATTATTAAAATGTGTATGGATGCGTATGATAAAGTTGGTATTATTAGAAATGTTATTGATCTCATGGGAGACTTTACTTGTCAAGGTATAAATATAGTACACGAAAACAAGAGTGTAGAAAAATTCTACCAACAATGGTATAAGAAGATTTCCGGGAAAGAAAGATCAGAAAGATTCGCTAACCTTCTTTATAGGTCTGGACAGGTTATAGCTTACCGTAGTTATGCAAATATAACGCCAGAGGTGGCAAAATATATAAAATCTATGGGTAGTGATATAACCGTAGAAGTACCTCAGTTTGAGAAAGGTCAAATCCCTTGGAGGTATAATTACTTTAACCCCCTTTCGGTTGATCTCAAGGATAGTCAGTTAAATCTTTTCCTAGGTAGAAACAGATTTGAGATAAGAACAGACTCTATGATCGACAACTTTAAAGATGGCTCAATACCTGCAAATATTTTAGAGACTTTACCTCCAGATTTAAAACAAAAAATTAAAGAGGGTCAAAGAAAAGTAGAACTAGATCCAGAGAGAGTTTCTGTATTTTACTATAAGAAGGATGATTGGACAAACTGGGCAAACCCACTAATATACGCAATTCTTGACGACATTATTATGCTTGAGAAGATGCGACTAGCAGACCTCTCTGCTTTAGATGGAGCTATATCTAACATTAGATTGTGGACACTTGGTAACCTAGATCACAAAATCCTACCTAATAAAGCCGCTATTAACAAGCTTAGAGATATTCTTGCAAGCAATGTTGGAGGAGGTACTATGGAGCTAGTGTGGGGTCCAGAGCTTTCTTATACAGAGTCAAATAGTCAGGTTTATAAATTTTTGGGTTCAGAAAAATACAGCTCTGTGTTAAATAGTATTTACGCTGGGTTAGGTGTTCCCCCTACGTTGACTGGTATTGCTGGCAATGGTGGTGGCTTTACGAATAATTTTATATCTTTAAAAACACTTGTAGAAAGACTTCAATACGGAAGAGATCAGCTTACAAAGTTTTGGGAGCAAGAGTGCGAAATCGTTAGAAAAGCTATGGGTTTCAAAAAATCACCCCATATCGTTTACGATCAAATGAGTCTATCCGATGAAGCTTCCGAGAAAAATCTTCTCATACAGCTTGCTGATAGAGATATTATCTCTCATGAAACAGTTCTTGAAAGATTCAAAGAAGTTCCGGGTGTTGAAAAAATGAGACTAAAAAGAGAAGATAAAGCTAGAGAATCAGAAAAGCTTCCAGAAAAAGCTAGTCCATTCCATAATCCAAATCATAATCAGGATATGGAAAAAATTGATAGACAAGGTGAAATAAACGAGAAGATTACAGAGAAGAAAGAAAAAGAAAAACCTATCAATCCTAATGGCAGACCTCCAGCGAAGCTTGACGAAGGACCAAGAAAAAAGAGAGTAGATACTCCAAGATCTAAACCCGGAGTTGCTGAATTTATAGTCTGGACAAATAAAACATTTGACAAAATATCTGCGACTTTAAATAGCGCTTATCTAGGTATTCATAAAAAGAAAAATATGAGAGGTCTAACTAAATCTCAAGTCAGGGAGCTTGAAAGACTAAAACTACATGTACTTTTAAACACCAAGGCTATGAGTAAGGTTTCAGAAGAAAATATATCAAAAACCGTTTCTTCAAATAAAAGAATGCCTAAAGACTTTTCAGATTTTCTTATATCTAGCAAAATAAACACAGAGAATATGAATATAGAAGATTACAAAAGACACGCTATTTCAGCATATGTAGAGTACTTTTTAGAGAGTTAATTTCTCTAATAATATAAAATTTATTTTTTCGTGTATATTTATTGTAGAGGTAAAACATGACAATTAAAATATTCCAAAATGAAATAAACGACGGCATTGGCGAACTCGTAAAGAGTACGGCTAGCGTTGCGTATTGTTCTGAGGCTGTACAGGCTGACTCCTTCAAGGTTCCAGTCAATATCGCTGACAAATGTTTTGCAGAGAACAAAGATCAAATAGATCTCTATTATTTAGAGTCTGTTCTTGTGTCCTGCGGTTGGAACAAAAACGACGACGTTTTTCAGCCAGAGCCAACTTGGGCAGCACGTAACACTCCAGAAGATAAGCAATTTAATTTTATGCACGATGAGAATGATATCATCGGACATATCACTGGGAGTTATGTATTATCAAAAGATGGTAAGGTTGCACCAGAAGAAGCTTCAATGCCAGAAGATTTTGACATAATCACACAAGCCGTTCTCTATAATAGCTGGACTAACAGTGAAAATAAAGAAAGAATGGATAAGATTATTGCAGAGATAGAAGACGGTAAATGGTACGTTTCGATGGAATGTCTATTTGCTGGATTTGATTACGCTCTTTCAAATGAAAATGGGTCTAAGAAAGTTTTAGCTAGGAATGAAGACTCTTCATTCTTAACGAAGCACCTTAGAGTATACGGCGGAACTGGAGAGTATGAAGGATACAAGGTCGGTCGGGCCTTAAAAAACATATCATTTTCTGGAAAAGGCTTGGTGTCAAAACCAGCCAATCCAAGAAGTGTTATTCTTAAAAGTGTTGCATTTACTGTAGATAACGATTTTAATCTTGACATAGGAGATTTAAAAATGTCTGATAATCTTTTAGAGAAGCAGTTGGCCGATGTTCGTGCCGATCTTGCTTCAGCTAAAGCTGAGAACGAGGCAATCAAAGCTCAAATCGAAGAAGCAAAAGATAAAGAGTTTGCTTCCAAGGTAGAGGCTTTTGAGTCCACTGTAGACCAGAAAGACGCAAGTATTGCCGAACTGGAAGAGAGCATCAAAAGCACACAAGCTAAAGTTGCTGAACTTGAGGACGCTCTTGCAAAATCTCAAGAAGACCTCACCGTCGCCATGAAAGACATGGACGAGATGAAGAAAAAAGAGAAAATGGAGAAGCGTAAGGCGGGTCTCGTAGAGGCTGGCTTAACCGAAGAAGAGG